ATTGTTCCCAACTTTGGGGGTACTGTTCTAAACTCCGGGGAGATTGTTCCGGGCTCCGGGGCTCTTGCTCCGGGATCGTGGGCTCTTGCTCCGGGATCGTGGGCTCTTGCTCCAAGCTCCAGGGTGATTGCTCTGAACTTTGGGGGTACTGTTCTAAACTCCGGGGAGATTGTTCCGGGCTCCGGGGAAATTGTTCCGGGCTCCGGGGTGATTGCTCCGGATTCGCAGGCGATATAAACAGTTGCAAATTGACAATCGCCGAACGTAAGGTAGGCGTTGAAATTACCGACCTCTGTAAGGACTGATACCATGAAAAAGCTACTTAACTTTACGCTGACTAAATTTACGGGCAACCGTTCCGGGCTTTGGGGTGACTGCTCAAAGCTTACAGGTAACGTATCCGAACTTACAGGTGACTGTTCCAGGCTTACGGGTGACGTATCCAGGCTATGGGGCAACTGTTCCGGACTTGCAGGCGACTGTTCCAAGATGTGGGGTGACTGTTCCGAGATTATAGGCGACTGCTCCGGGCTTACGGGCGACGTATCTAGGCTTTGGGGTGACGTATCTAGGCTTTGGGGCAACTGTTCCGGACTTGCGGGAGATTGTTCCGAGCTTGCGGGTGACATAAACAGTTGCGAATTGACAATCGCCGAACGCAAGGCGGGGGTACAGATTACCATTCTCCGTAGGAACTGACTGCAACAGCAAACGAAGGAAAAAGCCATGGGACAATCACTCAAAAAAACGCTAGGGGATCTTCGGAGTCTGCAAGGGCAAACGAAGCTCTTGTGGGATGGCATAGAAAAACATCATCGGGATAGCGAATTCTATCTGGAGAAAAGGAAAGAGATTCTGCTTTCTCCGATCCATAGAGACCTTCCTGTTTGGGCAAAGGAAAGCCTACGCGGCTATGACAAAGCGCGATGGGATATGGTATGGCGACTTTTTATTTTTTCCTACGTGTTAGGAAAACGTAGGGTAACGATAGAATCCGCCGCCTGGAAAAAGGCTACCAATAACTTGCTGGAACGCGTAAAACGCGGAACATTTGATCCCGACAGCGGACGCCATGTTTGGCGGGCAGATATAAGCAAATTCTGGAACTGATTTCCAGGTTGACTGCTAGCACGATTGCGAAATACAGCACAAGGAAAAAATCATGGCAACCGAAGTGAATTCAATCGAAATTCCACGCGAATTCGTGGAGCTATGCGAACATTGGCACGGTGGTAAAAGAAGCATGTTTTACGCTGTAGCTTCCACTGGCGGGCTAACGCTAGGCGCCAACAAGCTAGCGGGTTGCGAAACAAGGGAGCAGTGGTACTGTAGCCTCTGGAGAGACATTACGAACGAAGTCTGTAGAACCTGTCGTCAGTCGCTACTTCAACCGGACGCTGATGACTATGTTCCGCTTAGCAAATTCAAGAGATTCTGCGACCAGACAACGGAGAGGCTAGAGGTAGAGTATGGCCTACAAGGCTGGGAGAGATAATTCGCTTGACAATCAGAAAACGTGAAGTATACTTAAAATAGAGAAACGAAAACGCCGCAACACACAAAGGGAAAGATAAGCCATGAATAAGAATAGCTGTCACGAGTTGACATCTGGACCGACCAGCTATGCCAAGGCAACCACTGGACCGCAAACCATAGCAGACTTGCAGCCATGGCCAGACCAGAAAGCATACTTGCTTCGCGTCAATAGGCGTCTGTTGCGGTTGCGGTCCGGCGGTAAGGGCAGAGTGACTACGAAACATCCGAGCTAATTGCCACGTCCACTACCACTACATTACCTGGGAGAAAATTATGAACTGCCCGAACTGCAAAGCGGAATTGAAGCAAGTGTATCTTGACTCGAATTGTCGGTACTGTTTCAATTGCGGGTGGCAAGGCTGGCTTCTTACGTCTTCAATATCCAGCAAGGATCAGGATCGTAAGCTAAAGGAAGCGTTGGAAGCCATACCGGAGTTATCGCAGGCCTTGGAAGATTATGGCAAGCGTAGCTATGAAATTTTCGATGAACTTCCCGCCCCACTTGTTAGCAAGCTGCGGGACGCCGGATTTCAGGTTTCTATATACGGAGAAAAACGTCTTAGCTCTACTAGCACGGTTATTCGTTGGTAATCGTAGACCCCTACGGGGGTCGCCCGGGCTAGGCAGTCCAGGCGACAACTTGCAACAACCAACCGGAGAACGAATGATGAAGAAGCCTAGGAAGTTTTGGGTAGTCTGTTTTGCTGACGGGTTTCCCGTTGTACCAATGGATTGCAACGAAGAGTACGACGGGAAGATTTCCGATGAAGGAATGCTTGTCTATCGGACGAAAGGCGGGGCTGTAGCGTCGGCAAATCACCAGACTAGATTGTATGATTTACCTGAATGTCATGCAAGGCCGCTTGACAAAGCCGTATTCGCAGGTAGGGACAGAAGGGAGAACTATTGTGAAACTAAGGAATAGAAAATTCGATGCCGTAGGTTTTATAATGGCCTACGAAGGGGGCGAAATAGACCAAGATGCAATGGTCAACGGGTTCCAGGAACTAATCAATGAAGGGATTGTCTGGCAGTTGCAGGGGTGCTATGGCCGCCAAGCGGTAGCTTTGATTGAAGCCGGTTACTGTGTCGATACTCACGGGGTATTGGGCTAGGGTTATCAGCAACAACGCAGAAAGGGAGGCTACGATGAAAATGACGGTCCAGGTAATTACGGTTGGCGGCGATGTATCCAGCGTGGTAGTCGAGGATCGCTGGCTAGACGTAAAGGTAATTGTAGCCAAGGCCTTGCTTCGGCTTAACCTCACGTTCGCCGATGTTTTCCAAGCAATTATTGTCGATGGTTCAATAGAAAGGTAGGAATAATGGAAGTCTATATTTATGCAGCCGACATTTACTGCAAGGCTTGCGGGGAAGCGATTCGCAAGCGAATCGCTAGACGGGAGATAGTTAATAGCGGGATTGCCCCTGACGATCCCGACGATGAATCTAGCTATGATTCCGACGAATTCCCGAAGGGTCCGTATCCGGACGGCGGTGGAGAATCTGATTGGCCGCAACATTGCGGCAGTGGCGAAGATTGCATAAATGCTATCGAGTTGTCAGACGGAACTAGAGCCGGAGTCTGGTTAGGAAACGAACTGACTCCCGACGGAGCAAGGTACGTTCAATGGGCCATTCGGGCGGGTGGAGAGATAGCGGGATTGTGGGAGGACTATTACGCGGACTGCTTGCCAGAGGGGGAGTACGAAGACGAAGAGGAAGGGGAGACCAATGAATAGCAAGGATTACATGGTGATTGCAGGGATTTTCAGCCGGGTTCGCAAAATCAACTGGGTAGTTGAAAACGAGCAAGCGAATACCGGAGTTGATGTTTGCGACAAGCTGGCCGACGAACTTGCTTCCGGATTTGCTAGGTGCTATCCGAAATTCAGAAGAGACCTTTTCCTACGGGCCTGCGGGATTGAACGGTGAACTAATGAACATTGCGCATACTCTCATTGTGGAATCGGGCCGTAAGGTACGCCGGGTTACCTTGAAAGCCCCGATGGACTTATTCGAGATCAGAGACAAATTCAAGGGCATCGGCCAACAGGCCATGATTTTCCTATCTCCGGACGGAATTGCCAGGGTATCATTTATTCGCAGTCGGTTTCCTGGGGCGTATCCGCAGAAGGGGAAGCCAGAGGGGGGGCTGATATGAGAGTCTCAAAATGCTATCTAGTGACGTTTGATGATGGAGGTTCTATTCGGGTATGGGCGTATAGAGAATCTGAAATCGAAAAGCTCGTAACGCATCGGAAATCCATTAGCAACATAGAGATTGTAGACACGAGCGACAACATACAGGGAAAGGGAGGGAGAGAGTAATGTCTGCAACCAGAATGATATGCACGCCCATACTCATGCGAGTATGGAAGGACGTAGAGACTGTATTCGCAATCCTTCCGACAATTCCAGATTACCGGGGAGATGGTTGTCGCATGATACGCAGTAGGGGCGTCGAGTTTCCTGGGGACTTTTCTGGGTGTATGCGCCTAAGTCGTAGGGCGACCGAGGAAGAGGGTGCGGAATTGTTCCTGGAGCTACAAAAAGCCTGCTATGCACCCAGGATAGTCTCGCGTGCCACTAAAGCAATGCACGAAATGCGGGTAAATGAGAAAAAGCGGCCAGGAATATCAGTAACAAATAGGTCGTGAATGAACTTTTCCGATGAAATTCAGATATTTTCAGTTTTTCCCCTATGCAAAGCAAGCGCTTCTTGCGATACTAGGGTCTGTTAATCAAACATTAAGAGCGGAGCCTAGCAATGGAACAGCAAGTTTTTCTGATATATGACGGTGACGAACAGTGCATTGGTAGCGTTCTGGACATTCTCGGAAACGATCCAATGTCGCAAAATGTACCAGCGGCCCTTTTCCTTATGATTAGTTGCATCGTGGAGGAAGCCGTGCTCGGGGCAAAGCAAGTAAATACGATACCACTAGCATTAGAATTGAGGTAGTTGCATGGCTTTTAATCTTGACTCAATCGCACGCGGTCCCGGCTTGCGCCCTCCGAGAATTATTATTCTTGGCGTGGAAAAGGTCGGCAAAACCACCTTTGCAGCAAACTCCGGGTTCCCGCTAATCCTTCCTGTCGAGGGGGAGGAAGGTGCGGACGCATCGGATATTCAAGCAATTGCCAAGGTTGCTCCGACATGCCGCTCGCTAGCTGAAGTGCATGGCTGGCTGGAATCGCTGCGCACACAACAGCATACTCACGGATCGGTCGTTATAGACTCAGCAAGCACGCTGGAGCCGATTATACATGCAGAGATATGCAGTAGAAATAAGGCTCCAGGAATCAACGAAGGCGCTCTTGCTTACGGGGTAGGCAGGGACCAGACCCTCTCGGAATGGAGAGCTATTACGAGGAAGCTAGATACGCTTCGTACCGAGAGGAATATGGTATCAATTATTATCGGCCACGTTAGGGTAAGGCGCTTCGACGACCCGCAGGGTCTATCGTACGATCGCTACGAATTCGACGTTCACGATAAGACATCGAGCGCGCTACTCAGATGGGCGGATGTAATCCTTTTCGCCAACACCAAAGTTGTTGTGCGAGAAGAGCAGCTCGGCTTCCACAAGGACAATACTAAGAAGCGTGGCGTTGACATTACGGATGGAGCTAGGTTCCTTTACACACAAGGCCGTCCAGCACATCCCGGCGGCGGAAGGGACGTGTTCGGTCGCCTCCCATACGAGCTACCATTGGACTGGGGTGCGTTCATGCAGGCCGTGTCTCAAGCTACGGCGGCACAGACTGGAACAACAGATCCTTTCTGAAGGAAAAGCAAGTAAACCATACTAATCAAAGAGGTAAACAAGATGGCTAAGGACGAATCTACACAGGGCAAATTTACAAAAGAAGAAGCAGACATAACGGAGGCGTCTTTCACGTCGATTTTTGAGGCGCTGTCAAGGAATAAACGATTTGGCTTCATTTACGAAGCCAACGGCATTTATTTATTCTTGGAAGCAGCAAAGGCTGCTGCACCAGCGAAGACCGCTGCACCAGCGAAGTCTACTTAGTATATGAGCCCCGCGTGGGGAGCATGAATCAAGATACCACCATCACTACTGAAAGAGGCTTATTATGTCAAGCGGAAATTTAAGTGCGTTTTTTGGGCCCGGGTTTGACCCCGGAACCGTCGAGCCGATGGACGATTACGACTTCCTCCCGGCCGGTGATTATCCAGTAATCATCGAAAAGGCTGAGGTGAAGGCGAACTCGAAAGCCACCGGCCACTTCATCGAAATTATGATGGCCGTCTTGGAAGGCAAATTCAAGAATCGAAAGATCTGGTTTCGGGCAAACATCGACAATCCAAGTGAGAAGGCAGTTGAAATTTCCATGCGAACCCTCGCTGCTCTCGGACAGGCAATCGGCGTGGCCTCCATTGTTGACACTTCGCAACTTCTCAACAAGGCCTGCATTGCTTGCGTGAAGGTGAAGGATAATCAGAATGACGTGCGAACATTCAAGCCAATGCCGCTCCAGCAGCCCCAGCAGCAAGCTCCGTCAGCCCAGTATGGCAATGGAGTGGTCCCTGCGCAGCAGCCGCAGCAACAGTTTGCCCCGCCTACCGCTGTAGTGAATAGCCCTGTCCAGCAGTATGCGCAACCACCCCAGCTTTCCCCGGCGCAGCAGACTGCTCCAATGCCTTCCCAGGCACCAGTGCAAGTACAGGCTCCCGCGCAGCACACTGGTGCGGCAGGCCAGCAACAGGCCGACGCAGCGCCGCCGGTAGAGCCCTGGAAGCGATAGAGATTCACTCGCACGGATGCGAGTAAGGAGGCTGTTGCAACACCGTCAGTAGCTATCGGTGGGCAAGCTGGCTATACGAGAATGAGATGCTGAGCTATCAGCGAGCCGCAAAACAACAGCCACCTTATTCGCACCCATACGAACATTCAACGTGAACTAACAAGCGACTTACATGGGATGGATTGGAAGCGCATTGATTGTATTGGGGGCCTGGCAAATTGGCCATAAGCGCCGGCGTGGATTCTTGCTTGCGATTGCGGGCTCCGGGTGCTGGGTGACAGTTGGGGCAAGTCTCGGCCGTTTGGATATGATTGCGATCGAGTTGCTAATGTGTATCGTGGCGCTAAGAAATTTCTTGAAATGGAGAAAGGTCGAAATCAATGACACCAAAACCGCCGACGCCAGAAGAGTTTAATGAGATCACAAGGCTAGCATCTCAGCTAAGTAATGCCAAGCTAGCTGAGGCCGCCGCTAAGGTCGATCGTATTGCCGTTGAAGCTAAGCTGGCAATGCTGATTCCAGGTAGCGAAGAAGGCCAGCGAACAATCACACTCGCAGACAAAACTAAGATTGTCGTAGAGCGTGGGCTGATCTACAATGCCGACATTGACGCTCTGAGGAAACTGGTGCTGGTTGATGAATTCCCGGTTCCAATAGAATCTATCCCAATCGAAGCCAAGACAACCTTCAAGCTAGATGTACCTGGCTACAGGTGGTACAAAGAGAATCGCCAAGACATCTTCATTGAACTCGCCAAGTGCGTAGATGTCAAGCCCAAGAAAATTGCAGTTACAATCAAAATTCCAAAAAAATGACAGATATCACGCAGTACATGCCAAAAACATCGCCGATAGCCGATGCTATCTATGCCGTATACAAGAAGCGCGGGGATGCGGAAGAGCATCGCGGATACCTCGGTGCCTCGATAATCGGACACCCGTGCGATCGGTTTCTGTGGTACACTTTTCGCGCCTGTTGCAGAGAGGACTTCCCTGGCCGTATCTATCGCCTTTTCGAGACAGGCGACCTTGAAGAGATCCGAATGGTTAAGAATCTCCGCGACATCGGCTGCACTGTCCACGACGTTGACCCGGCGACAGGCGAGCAATTTGAGGTCAGCGATATAGGCGGGCACTTCTCCGGCCACATGGACGGATGCGGCCTGGGTATCCCGGGTGCCGAAAAGACCTGGCATGTACTCGAATTTAAGACGCACAACGCCAAATCGTTCGCGAAGCTCAAGAAAGAAGGCGTCGAAGCGTCTAAGCCAGTCCACTATGCGCAAATGCAAGCTTACATGCACAAGACAGGAATGAAGAGGGCCTTGTACCTAGCGGAAAATAAGGACACTGATGAGCTATATCCTGAGCGAGTATACTACGAATCGTTTCAGGCGAAGGGATACATGGAGCGAGCGAAGCGAATCATCTTCGCAAATGAACCTCCCGAGAGGATGACGGATCGCCCTGACTGGTGGGAATGCAAGTTTTGCTCCGCTCATTCGCTGTGTTGGGGGACTGGCGACGTGGCGTTGCCGGTGCCGGATATAAGCTGTCGTCAATGCTGCCATGCCACGCCAACTATGGACGGTAACGCCAGGTGGGTATGCGAGAAGCACGCTCGCGGCCTATCGATCGAAGACCAGCACAAAGCGTGCGACGATCACCTGGTCTTGCCTGGCCTGCTGAGCTTCGCGGAACCATCCGACTACGGAAAGGACCCGGCAGGAAATGACTACATTGAATTCACAAATATCGACGGAAGTAAGTGGATGCACGGCGGAATCGGCTACACGTCCACCGAACTTCACACTCTTCCCGTTCCAGCGCTCGTTAATAAGTTCCTTGAATCAGCAAAGGGACTGTTTAATGCTGAGGCCACAGGCCACTGTGCAGACGACATCCTCTCCCGCTATCCCGAAGAGGATTCTCGAATCGTCTGGAGGGGAGAATCGAGCAAGCTAGCGGAAGCGTGGAAGAACACATACTGCGAAGACATTAGTAAGCTCACTCCGATAGCGAAGTGCGACGGGTTCGGGTATCAGGCCGTCGAGTTTGAGTTTGGCGATACCGGCCGCATGGCCATTGTGTATAGCAACAGGAAAGCCGAGATTAGAGAGGGAGTGGTGTGACGCTATCAGCAAACGAATGCGATAAGCGAACCTTCGCGATCCTGCGACACGAATTTTGCGAAGCCGTGCATTGGTATGCTATAAGCAACGAAGTTCCATTCATTCAGGAAAAGTTTGTCAGTCTTGAGGACGCGAAAACCTTCGCGTTGCTTCATGCCCTGCCCGAAAACATTGAGGTGTCAGATTGAGTTTAACAAAGAGATACGTGCTTGGGTTTATGTTTAGTAAGTTCCGGAATAATGTGCTGCTAATCGAAAAGAAACGGCCTGCGTGGCAAAGGGGTCAGTGGAACGGAGTGGGAGGGAAGGTCGAAAAAGACGAGATACCATTCGCAGCAATGGAGCGCGAGTTTTCCGAAGAGACTGGCTATCATTTTCACCAATGGGAGTTTGCGGGTATCCTGGACGGCGAGGACTTCGTTGTTACAGTCTATAAGTGCTTCAGTAACCCGTGGCACGCCAAGACCGTTACGGACGAAAAGGTTTCTGTTTTTAATATCAGGAAGCTTCCACTTGTTATCCCGAATCTAGTGTGGATGATCCCCATGATGCTGGACACTTCAACAGAGAACTTTCAAGTCAAGGTAGCATGAGCTTCCAACTAAGGCCATATCAAGTTGAGTGCGAAGAAGCGCTTCATGCGTACATTTGCGCCAAGGATACGAACCCGTGCGTCGTGCTTCCGACCGGCAGCGGAAAGAGCGTGTCGATGGCGTCTATTATCCGTAAGTGGCATATAGACGCGCCGTACATTCGCGGATGTATTCTGGCGCACAGAAAAGAGTTGGTGCAACAGAATTTCGAGAAGTTGCGTGCTGTCTATCCAGAGGGGAAAATCGGAATCTTTTCAGCCGGGCTAGGGCAGCGGGATTATGATTCGCAAATTCTCTTTGCGTCTATTGATTCCATATTCAAGAAATCAGGCGAGTTCCCTCCATTCGATTTCATTTTCGTTGACGAAGCGCACCGTATCCCGCCGTCTGGCGAGGGGAAATATCGGACGTTCATTAAAGAGTGCAGGCGATTCAACAAAGACATAAGGGTGGTGGGCTGGACGGCTACGCCATTTCGTATGGGGTGCGGTCCAATCTGCCATAAAGACCATATCCTGAATGAAATATGCTACGAATCAAAAGTGACGGATTTAATCGAACGGGGCTGGCTGTCTGCCTTGCGATCAAAAGTAAGCGCTGCCCAGCCAGACCTGGACAGCGTAAGGCGAAATGGTGGCGGTGACTACATTACAAAATCGCTGGCAAAAGCTACGAACAAAGTGGATTTGATTCGGAGAGCAATAAAAGAATCAGTCAGTATTATGTTGGCAGAAAAGCGTAAATCCGCAGTGTTTTTCTGTGTCGATGTAGAGCATTGTCTTCAAGTTTCCAGGGAACTCGGGGCATGGGGAGTCGTTGCCCCGCCAATTACCGGCATGACTGGCAAGTCAGATCGAGACAGGATAATCAAAGACTTCAAGGCTAATAGGCTGCACGCAGTATGTTGCGTAAATGTGCTTACTGAAGGCTTCGATGCCCCGCACGTAGATTGCATTGTGCTACTTCGCCCGACACTTTCTACTGGCCTTTTCTCGCAAATGGTAGGTCGTGGGCTTCGCATTAGCCCCGGAAAGGAGAACTGTCTTGTCCTCGATTTCGCTGGATGTATTGAAGAGCACGGACCAATTGACTTGCTTGGCTCAGGACAGAAGGTTGTTATGGCTACTTGCATGGAATGCAGAGAGTCCTTTAGTCGCGCAGTACGTAAGTGCCCGGCTTGCGGATGGGAAATTCCCAAACAAGAAATTGAGCGGCTTGAGTCAGTAGAGCGTAATCGTCGAATGCACGGAGATAAGGCATCCAAGAAATCGATTCTATCTACCACGCCAGAAACGTACAAGGTAGATTCTGTGGCGGTATCCAGGCACAAGAAGCCTGGTTCGCCCGATAGCATGAAGGTGCAATATCGATGCGGGCTATCTACTTTTCGTGAATGGATTTGTCTCGACCACCCAGGGCCAGCGGGAAACATCGCGTTCCATTGGTGGCGACGTAGGGTTCCTGCGGCAGGGACCACGAAGCCAGGCGATATTACTGTAAACTTCGCGCTGGGCGATATGTTCCTGACACAAACGCTTCTGGAATGGACAAAGACAATAACAGTTAAGCACGATGGCAAGTATCTTGAAGTTGTAGGGTATAATCAACCGATATTGGAGGAAAGTAATGATTAAGAATCCGTTCGTCGCAGAAGTCGTCAGAATTATCAAGGCTGATCTCTTCAGGGACTTCCTTAGCAAGAGGCGCACTGACAAAACCATAATTCTAGTGTCACCAAGATTTCACACAGAGGCAACTTGTGAATTGATGGATCAGCCAAACCCTTTGGGCGACGTATTCCAATTGCAACGATGTAAGCGCCATCCGGATCGCGATGGAATTAGGATATGCAGGCTACTAACGTTCCCGGCCTACTGGTTACGAGATTACGAATTCGAGATCAGGAACTAGGTAAATGAGCCAACTTAGCGAATGCGCCCTGAAATATGCCGAGCTTGGCTGGCATGTATTCCCGCTTGCTCCTGGCAAGAAAACTCCGATTACATCGCACGGAGTCAAGGATGCCACGGTAGACGAAGCACAGATTCGCGCATGGTGGGAAAGGTGGCCGACCGCTAACATCGGCGTTGCGTGCGGAAAACAAAGCGGAATCTACGTCATTGATGTTGATGTGCCTGCGTCCGGTGATGCGAATGGCCTGGAATCGCTCAAGGAATTTCCACAGCTACCAATTACCGTTAAGCAGCATACCCCGAGGGGTGGTTTCCATGCGTTTTATAAAACTGACGATGCCCCCGCCAATCGCAACAGTTTTCGTCCTGGGATTGATTTACGTGGCGATGGGTACTATGTTGTCCTGGCACCCTCTATACATCCTAACGGTGGTGTGTATGCTTGGGATGCTGGTCACGCTCCCTGGGAAGTAGAGACAGCAGCGTATCCGGATTATATGCGACCAGCCAGGCAGACACCGCGAGAAGCGCAGCCGCCCCTAGCAGTCCAGCCGACTTCACGGCCGCACGATGATGACACGATTCGCCGAGCATCTCTCTGGCTTGCTGAATGCGATCCCGCCGTCCAGGGGCAAGCCGGACACGACAAGTTGTTCTGGGCTGCCCAGGGTATGGTCAATGGCTGTCGGCTCTCCGACGAACAAGCATACTCGACACTGGCCAGCGAGTATAATCAACGCTGCTGTCCTCCATGGGACCTGTCGGTTCAGAGCGAAGAGAAGGACTTCCGTAGGAAGATATCGGAGGCAAGAAGGAACCCGCCACGAGATAAGCCCGTGGGCTGGATTGTAGATGATCCAGACTACGCAATGCCGGATGCGTCTAATGTAAAAGTTGATGTTGCAGCGTTGCTTAGGGAGCGGGCGGCCAATGCGAATTTGGAAATGCTGAAAATTCAAGAAGAGTTCGTCGAATCCGCACAGTCAGAAGAGCCGTTTAGCGGGGGGAATAACCTCGGTTATTGGATAACAGACGAAAAAGACGAAAAACACGTTGACGACAATGAATTTCAGTTTCTCGTGCAGCCAACAGGATTGCTTGGTGAAATATGCTCCTGGATCAATTCTACTTCGATAAGGTCGCAGCCATTCCTTACTCTTGCGTGTTCTCTGACTTTTCTTGGCGTTCTGTATGGACGCAAAATTAAAGATGCCACTGGCAATAGAACTAACTTGTACGCAATGGGCGTAGCGAGATCGAGCGCTGGGAAAGCTCATGCACCGCATCAGATACGCAGACTATGCGAAGCCGCTGGTTGCATGGATTTGCTCGGTGGGGATGATGTTGCATCTGATTCAGCATTAGAGGACAAGATATCTCGCAAGCCAGCTACGCTGTTTTTGTGGGACGAAATAGGATACCTGCTGGCAAACATCAGATCAGGAAAGAGCCCTCACCATGCACAGATTGTGTCGTTGCTTATGAAGCTGTACTCGTCTGCTGGAAATATCTATCTTGGCAAAGAGTACGCAGAGAAGGATAAGCAACGAGTAATTGTGCAGCCTTGCTGCTGCATATACGGAATGTCAACGCCAGAACGACTGTCTGATGGCATTTCGCCCATGGATATGCAGGATGGGTGGCTCAGTAGGTGCTTGATGTTCCTTTCGGATTTGTACCCAATTAAGAATCGCAAAATTAGAGAAAAGCCAGTACCAAATGGTATTAGTGAGCAGTGCAGGGAATGGTTCCTGCGCGGGCAGGGTGCAACTGACGGCAGTAGCGTATCTCAATTTGTAACCTCCCATTACACGCAGGCCCCACCAGAGCAGACTACAATAGAAAGCTCCAGAGAGGCTGAAAGAGTATTCATAGTATTCGATAACGAATCAACGGAGCGCGGGAAAAAATATCCGGACATGGCAATACTGTGGGCTAAGAGTGAAGAAAATGCGCGAAAAATTGCGCTGATAATTGCAGCCAGCGAAAACTCTGTAAATCCAGTTATTTCTGAATCAATAGCTGACTATTCATGCAGACTGGTCCGATATTTACTGAAGGATTTCCGTGTAATTCTTGCGCCTGAAATTGTATCTGGAATTACCGAGCAACAAAAGCGAAAGATAGTGGCTTGCATCAGGCAGTATGGAATAAGCGGTTGCACAAAAGCCACGCTGACAAGAAGAACGCAATGGGCAAATAAAAGGCAGCGAAACGACCTCATAGAAGATTTAATTGAAGCGGGCGAGATTATACGGGGGCTTGACGGGCGCGACAAGAGGACACTCAATTACTGGACTGTCGAGAATTTCTTGAAATTTAAGGAAGGGGAAGCGAAATGAAGACATGCGATGTGTGCGGAAAATCGCTTATAGTAGGGAACATACCGGAGCTAGTTGGTATTCAGATCCTAGTGAAGGATGAATCGTACTCTTACGAGCAAAGAATGGCGCTGATCGACGCAATGCTGCCGTACAAGGCGTGCAAGGAATATAATGTCTGCTTTCCTTGTTGGTTCAAGAGCCTGGGTATCAAGCCGTAGAGATGGTAGAAACGAACGAGTCAATTATCATTGTCCTTCCGCTGCCGGCCAGGGTGCTTCAGCCCAATTGCACTATCGGCAGCTTCGGTAGTAGGATGATGAAAGCTTCCGCCACGAAACGATATCGTCGATTGGCCAGGGAGGCTATTGATGACGAGCGTATCGAGACGGCTCCATGGAAGAAGGTGGAGGTTCATGTTGCGTATTATTTCGCAACGAATCGCAAGCGAGATCAGGACAACGCAATGGGTGCCCTGAAGGCTGCGTATGATGGGATCGTAGATTCGGGGCTCGTTCCAGATGATGATTACGAGCACATGAAGCGAACGTCACCAACATTCGGTATCGATGAGAAAAGCCCACGAGTGGAACTTACGA